AATGGTTACTGATGTTGGGGTTGTTAGAGCAACTGCATCTGGGTCAGTTGTCTCTGTTAGTGTTGAAGTTTTTGCATCCAAATCAACATAGCGCTGTAACACTACAGTTGAACCTGGAATTGCTTGACGGGCAGGACGCTTATCTGCGACAGAACGAAGTAGTGGTTCTGAACGGAGAGCGAACTCGAGAAGACGGTCATACGCCTTCTGTACGAGACCTGCGCCACCAACTGTTCCACCGAGAGATGTGCTCGCGGTTGATGTATATTGTGACATTAGTTTTAGTCTCCTAGACTATGAACGGATTATTGTTGTGACTGAAGTATAGATAGTAGCTCTTCGGCTGAACTAGCTTGTTTCATGCGTTGCTCTACATCTAGCCCTCTGTCAGGTGTCAAAGCACCTTGTGTCAGGACATCTTGCTGACGAAGTCGAGCAATGTCCTGTTGATTTACTGGTGCCTCTTGTTCTGGCACCTTGATTCCAAACAAGTCTGCGTTATCATCAAGCCAGTTAGAAACTGACTCCTCGTTAACATCATCCAAGTCTTTCAATACAAGGCGTGCAGCTTTTTGGTTGACACCCTTCTTTTCTAGGACTTCTTTGACAACTCGCTCACGCTGCATCTTGGTTAAACCCTCAAGTTGCTCAGTGAGTTCCTTGATACGTTTCTCATCAGAACGTTTAGCTTTACGGAGTTTCTTTAGTAAGTCACTCTCAGTTGCACCAAACGACTGTGACTCTGTATCCAGGTCATCGTCTTCTTCATCCCAGTAGTTGTTGCTCATAGCAACCACCCTTCTATTCGTTGTTAGTCGCAAGCCTCAATTCCATTCGGGGTAATGGGTTGGCTCTTGCTATCGGTCTAATACGCTGCATGGGGCCGATGGGTCCATGTCAGGATTCTATATTAAGCCGCCTACTGCTCGGCGTTGTGACTTAAGCATTCCAGATGTGCCGCTAAATTCTGCTATTTCTCTAGCCTTAAGAGCCTCTTTAGCTCTTTCAGCTTCAGCGCTGGATAAATAAATATCTTTTTCTGCTTCAAGTTGTCCATACTGCTTATAACCCTTGGCATAAATTGAGCTAAGTTTCTCAGCAGTTGGTAGTACTCTAGCGACATCCGCTGCAAGCTTCTCTGCATTGGTTTCATTGATTCCTGCTGCTATCATTGCATTGACACCGATAGTTCCTCGCTGGACATTGGTGTAAGGAGCAGCTTCGGCTCCAGTAAATGTGGTAGCTTCTAGGCTTGTCCCAAGTCCTTGTGCTAGTGCTTGTCCACCAATTTGGGCTGCAAGAACCTTCTGTTTCATCTGTGGTAGCATTGTCTTAGGGTCAAGGCCGTATGCTACGATGTCAGTAATGCCGAAGAATTTAGTTAGAGCATTTCGGGCTTCAGCTGGTCCATTAATAATCTTATCGAATCCGAGAGATACTTTAGCTGCTATATCTTGTGGTGATTGATTATCGCCCATTAACTTAGCATAGTAGTCACGGTTAGCGAACTGATTCAAACCATAAGACTTGAATGTCTTCTCATATGCCAACTCATTAGATAAGTATTCTGAATCATCTATCGGCGGTAAACCATTTTGCATACGAAGCCTGTTACCTTCAAAGCGCTTTAAGTATGGCTCGTTAAATCTCTTGTCGTATTTAAGAAGTAGAAGTGCATCATCAGATGAAATCTTTGGATATAGCTTTCTGATTTGCTCAACAGAATCAAGTAATCCTTCTACGCCTACAGATGATAGGACAGAAAAAGCTGCCATGAATGCTGCATTACCTTCGTCACCCATTTGTTCATTTACTACAGCTTGAAATATAGGTGGGAGTTGACTAAATCTAGCATATGGGTCAGCTTGAAAAACGACATTAACTAACCTGTCTCCTTCAGCTACAGCCATTTCAGCATCGAAAGCTGCAGCTTCTGCTGCAAATGTTTCTGCCTCAGCTAGCGCTGTTTCGGCCTCAATCTGAGCCATGATAGCTTCTAAGTCTGACTGAGCTTGATTAAGTGCGCTATCAACTTCAATACTTAACCGAGTTGTCTCTGCTGCAATTGCTTGTTTTATTGGGTCAACTACTGGGTAGTCTCTCAAGTCTCCTGCTGCCGATGCAGCCTTCATTGCTGCTGCTCGTTCTTTTGCTAAAAGTTGTTCATCTACAAAAGGAACATTAGTTGCTGCAGGCGGAGTGTATCCAGCCATAGAAGCTTCTTCACCTCTACGGAATGAACCTACATCAAATGTTCCCGAAGGTACTACAGTAGCCTTCTTTTTCTTAGCCACTAGATACCTCCAGGGATAAAGTTTCTTATTAAAGTCTTAGCGTCGTCAATTTTCTGACCTATATATGTGCGTGTCTTTTTAAACTCAGGGGTACCGTATAGGAAATTTTCCCACTCTTGTGGAGTCATAAGTTCTTTACCTTTAAATACTGGATACATCTCATCGAGTTTCACTGAATTTTCTGGGACATCAAACAGCTTAGCTTTAATTCCTATATAAGTCGCTAGAGCTTCTTTGGTTGTTAAACCTTGCTGAAAGTATGGAGCTAGTGCAGGGTAAGATACCTGTGCCTGAACAGATACTTTCTGTAGAGCATTCTCTAGGGCTTGACGGCTACGAATACTACCAATAGCTTGTTTGTATACTGTCTTGTCATCAACAGGAATGCCATAGGCATCATATGCTTTTCTAAGAATATTATAACTTCCGCCTAAAGCACCACGCTGCAATAGTAATGAGTCAGGTTGTTTATCATTCTTAAATACTTCTGATGCTTTCTTCTGTACCGCATCAAGCAAAAGCTGTTGGCGCTCAGATGCTGATAAGTATGTTCCACGTTTTCTTTCAAGATTGTTTACTGTATCAGCAAATTCCTTAGCCGACTTCTTATCAATATTAATATCAAGATAATCATTAAAAGCTTGGGTAATCTCTAGATTAAGAGCAGTCTCTGGAGTAAGCTTTAACTTACCTGGAACTGTAGTCTTGATAGCAAAGAACTGTTGAGCCAGCGTCGGTTGACGATAAAGTTTCTCAAGGCTTACTGTATAATTTTCTCCTACAGTATCTGCATATTTCATTATCTCTTCAAGGGCTTTAGCATCAATGTCTCTAATTGGTACCATGCCCTGAGCTAAAGCATTGTTAATATATGCTATAGTTGGAGCTTGGCCTTTAGGATAGATGCCAGGAATCTCACGAAGCTTAGCTAGTATCTGAGCTTTTTCTGCGTTTGTCTTATTAAAGAAATTACGCATCCCATCGCCAGAGACATACTGAGTTTTCTTAACTACAGGTACGCCTTCAATAGGTTTGCCAGTTGAAGTTGATGGGGGCAAACTACCAGTTTTTCCTACAACAATCTCAGTTCCTACTGGAACTCCAAGAAGTCCTGGTTTACCAGTGGGTTGTTTTTTCTTACTACTCTCAGCGCTCTTAGCTTCAGGAGATACCTTGTCGACAAGTTGGTTAGAGGTTGAAGTCTTTGGTCCAGAAGAAGGACTTGGTGCAGGTTTTGATTTTTCTACCATATTAGCCTTCTAACTCCTTCTTGAAGAATGCATAGAATATATTTTGGAAATCTGGATTGCGTTTGATAATTTCTTTTGCTTGTTCTGCTAGCCACTCACGTTCAGGCAAGGAAGCTTTATTCTCTAACGTCTTTCTTCCACTGTCATCTAAAGCTTTCTGACGAAGGTATAGATAGTCACGAAGTCCTCGGACAGCATCTGAATCATCAAAGCGCTCATCTAATGCCATACGATTTAGCTGGTCAGCAATGCGAACATCCTTGTATGTATCATACTTGAATGTAAGTCCTAGACCTGCAAAGGATTCTCTTAGGTTAGCATTAGCTTCATCAAATGTTTCACTGTCCCATCCTTCACCTGTAGCACGGGCAAGTAGTGTATCCTTGGCTGCGTAGTAGCGAATTAAGGTAGCTCTTTCAACTAATTTACGAGGTGTAAACTTAACCTTGTTGCCCATGCGCTGTTGCCAGCGGTACAGCTCAGCTGAATATCCTCCACCCGGGTAGGCATATCCATAGACATCACCATAATCAGTTACAAGTGATGGGTCATCCTTGATTGCTTCATATGTAAATAGGTTTGTAGGTCCACCCGAGGAGGAGCTGATAATAGCAAATACTAGGTTAGGACTGTATGTATTGAAGAAGTCATTGTAAGCTTTATTCTTATCTCCACCAGCAGCGACTTCTAATTGTCTAAAGTCATTGTATAGAGATGTCGTTAAAAGAGTGTCGCCATCTTCAAGTGTGGTTAAACCACTAAACTGTAATTGGAATGGAGATACTGCACCAAAGATACCACGCATTACTGTAAACCATTTAGCAAATGTGCTGGTATCTGTGACTAGTCTTTCCTGGTCATTCCTGTCATCTAGGTTATAGTTTCCACCACTTGCTAGATAGTTCATTGTTGGAGCAAAAGAAGCAGCATAAGATTCATCTGGCATAACAGGCGCTAGGATACGACGCCAGTTGCCAGGAAGGAATGATTCTAAGAATCCCTGCTTTAGATTAGGCTCACCGAAAGGATAAATAATCTTGTACGCTTGTTCACGAAGCCCCATAGGGAGCAACTTCAGTGGGTTAGGTCCATAAGAATCTAGGGTAGCTAAACCAAAAGATACACCAGGACCAACGCCAGGCATAATACTGCCTGAAGCGAATGCGAAGTTAAGTGACTGTGGGGTAGATGATACCGCAAATGGTCCACTTACTGCACTCTTACGAAGTGCTAGATTAGATAGGAAGTTTAGCCCAGTTGATACGAATGGTAAGAAGAACTTACGCTGTCCGTCTAGTGGGTCTGTATATAGGAAACCTTGGTTAGGGTCATAGTAATCTTTAGCATCAGTCAGTTGATATAGTGCTGATGACTCTGGGTTAGTCAGCCAGTTGAGAACCTTCTGAACCTTGTAAACCTGCATAGGGTTATTCAGAGCAATATTACCCCAGGCCTTGATTGTATCTTCCCATGCCTGTCCGAATGGAGCAATAAGGCGTAGTTGATGGAAGAGTAGACGCTTGCGTGAAGCATCGTAGAATAGGTCTCTAACATGCCTAGAAGCCACTGTAGAGGCGTATTCATGGGCCTGTTGTAAAGTTACATTACCGTCGCCCTTGGCTAGTTTAAAAGCGTTCCAGACTTTATGCTGGCTACCAATGGGTTCGCCCTTCCAGCTTTTGAGTGGGCTGAGAGAATCCTGTGCAACGCCAGCTAACTTAGCAGCAGCTTCAGCATCTAGTGCACCAGCAATGTCATGGATAGCATCCCAGTATTTCTGACGCCATTCAGGGCCCATCGTGGTAGTCTTTTCAAACTTAACAGCAATATCAAAGAATGAATCTGCAATACCTGCAGCACGGCTTCTTTGTTCCTTGGCATACCTACCGAACTTAATCTCTGGCACATTCATTGAAAGGCCGTCCCAATCGCCTTTGCCATCAAAGTTCTTACGGAGTAAGTCAGCAAACTCTTGGTTTACATCTTTAAGAGTCTTACCAGTCTTGCTTACATTGGCAGCATTCTTGATTGAATTAGCTGCAGCTGCACTGCCCTTAGGAACAGCTAAAGATAAACCATCTGCTTCTATTTTACCAAAGGCAATCAAGTTTTTAATTGCTTGAGAAGCGTCACCATTCTTACCAGCAGCCTCATCAACACGAGCTCTTACTGATGTAAGTTGTCCTCTGTCATTCTTACCAGTGAATAGATAGTTCATAGCACCCTCATCGGTGCGTAGCCAGTCACGAATCTCAGGCTTCTGTAGCTTGGTAAACTGGTCCCATTCATCTTTGCCAGCACCACGAAGTACGAATTCTACACCAGCTTGCTCTTTACCTGCAGCAGTTCTAGCTGCAACTCGACCAGCGATAGAGTTAGACAGGATTCTTATTTCAGAAGCAAGCCCTTCCCACCAGCGTGGATGACCGAACTCAACTCTATTGAATCCAGAAAACTTAACAGCAACAGCAACATCTCTATCCATAGATGAGATACTACGAGATGTCTGAGATGCAATATATGATTCAGCAGCATCGTGTGCTAGAATTTCTGCAGCAAACTCTTCTTCTGCCGAACCTAGTTTAAAGTTAGTACCCATAACCGTGTTGCGGAATGGGTCGAGTTTGTCTAGCATTCTACGCCAGGCAGATGCGCTCTCTGAGCGTCCTAGCCACATGCCAAGTGCCATTACTGGATTATTAAAGAAAGATACATGGCCTGTACCCATAACACGAATCTGCATTTCAGCAATGTTACGGATAACATAGGCTGGGCGAATAAGAACCATTCGCTTCCACACTGTGTTAGTGGCCACATCTGTAGCTTCCTTTATAGACTCTAGAGTCTTACCACCGCGTCTATTTACAAAGGATATGATATCCAATATCTCACGGGCAGGGGGTAGATATACTACAGAGTTCAAGTATTCAGAATCTAGATGAGGACCAGAGATTGTTACCTTCTTGTCACCGCTGATTACATAGTCTAGCTTAGCACCAGCAGCGTGACGCTCTGCCCAATAGGAACCCATCTGAGCATTACCGTTCTTGAATATACGAGTAGCCTCACGAAGTGCTTCCTCGTCAATGCCGGCTTTGCCTAGATTAGCCTTGAAAATCTCATCAAATAGTTTACCAGTAGCTGTATATCCGATTTCAGAAGCGTTGTCAGAGTATGCTACTTCGGTTACTAACTTACTGATTACATTTTCGGGAACATTTGTTGCTCTACCGAATCCGTAGATTGCATCTACTAAAGCATCCTTATCAGATGCATGAATCATAGTTCCGCCAGGAACTACGGTGTTGTAACTTCTTGAAAGGTTAGTCTTTAATTTAGTTGCACCATTAGCAACAGCACCTACAGTCTTAGCAACCTTGTCAATGTATGGCAACTTAGCTGCACCACGGGCAGCAAGACCTGTGATTGAGTTAGTAATCTTTGTAGCTTTACCAGCAACGATGCTTGAATCAGCAATGTTACGTAGTGCATTACCTACTTTAGTACCAGTTTCAAGTACGTTTGCTACAACTTTACCGTCAGCAATGTAGGGTGCAAGTCCAGCTAAAACCTCTTCACGAGTCTTTGCAGCAGCAATTACCTTAGATTGTTCTACTGTAAATCCGCCACGCTTACCAGCTTTCTTGCCGATAGCATAGACATCTTCCCAGTTATCCATATTAGCAAGGGCATCAATAGCAGCGCTTGATTCTTTACCGCTAAGGAATGCAGCAACTGCATCAGGATTCCATGTCATCTTGTCCATGTCATCTGCTAGCTGTAGTTGTTTTGCTAGAGCTGCTTGAACTTCCTTCTCTGCTTCTAGTTTTTGTACACCAGTAGCAGTCTTAAATGCCTGAATAGACTCTTCTGTTTGCTTTGCAAGCTCAGTTAATTCTATATCTTTGAGAGCTAAATCACGAGCAACAGTAGCCGATTCCATACCCTTTGAAGTACGCTGCGCCTGGGCTAGCGCATCACGACTCTTCTTAACTCTAGAATAAGCAAGTCCTGGGTCAAGCTTAAGCATTGCAACAACGTCACCAATAGCAGATATGACAGAGCCAGTACCTGTATCAGGCTGAATACCTGGGATAAACTCTACAATAGGGTCAAATACGCTGTATGGTCTGTCATAGAAACGACCATCATCTAGCTTAACTCTTACTTTAGCTACCTGCATCTGTGCATTACGTGCAGCAAAGCCAATACCTGAGCTCTCATCTACAGTAAAACCAGCACCAGCATCAACTCTGCCTTCTTTTCTCCACTGCTTAATAGCTTGATAGAGTTTGCTTTGGTTTAAAACATCTTGAGGGCCATCACTTAGGCCTAAATCTTTACGAGTTTTAGTTGGGTCAGTAGGTTGACGGGTAAGAAAGTTAATATCACCACGAAGAGCAGCACTAATATCTTCTTTTGTACTGCGAATACCTGCGCCAGCTAGTTCAAATGGTATATCAAGTAGTGTAATTGCGCCGCGAGTGAAGCCTTTAACGCCAGACCATAGCTGTCCCTTAATGCTATTGTTGAATCTTTCGTTGGCTATACGCTGAGTTTCAAGAAATTGATTCTTTGAACGCTCAGCTTGTGTCATTTGGTCAATCTCAACAAGTGTATTGACAAGCTTATTATTTGGAACAGCGCCATTTGATACTAAACTAGAGAGCAATCCACCAGACATAGTTGGTTTTGTTCGTATTAATTCACGAGCACGGAAACCAGATTCGCCTGGCAGCAACTCTGCCGACTTTAATAATTCTTCATAGTCTGCTTGTTGCTGTGTAAGTACACGCTCTTGAGCTCCTACTACGGTGAACGTACCGTCAGGATTCTTTTTGATTCCTGGTTTTGTCACAGAGGAATACCTGTAGTATCTATGTATTCAATCATACGACGTAAATCTTGATTATTTGGGTCTTGCATATACATAGCTCGAAGCGCAGTAGTTCCGCTATCAATTTCCATTCCAGGAACTACAGCAGGTAGCATTAAAGCTTCTTCGCCAGGACCAGCACCTAGTCTTGCGCCAGCAGTAACTGGTAGATTTGGATTCAATGGAGCCGAATCAAGAGTTACAATAGGGGCAGAAGATACATTTGGTTCTGGAAATGCGCGAGGTGATGGAGTCTTAATGGACTCAGCCCTGCGCTGTTCGTTAATTTGTTTATTCATTCCGTAGGAAAATCCAGTATAATCTATATTACCGCTTTGGCCATCTCCACCAAATGGATTAACATTTAGGGGGCTGTATTGTGGACCACCATTAGCACCACCGCGATTTTCAGTTATTGCCACTAGCGTTCTCCTCTGGACTATACGAATATTCTTCTGCTGATAGCAGCATACCCTTGGCTAACCAAGGATTCATGTTTTCACTTACATCTGTCATAAGGTAGCGTGTGCCTTCATAGTCACTCCACTCACTTACTAATACCCAGCCAGTGCATATCTGGCTTTCTGAATCTTCTAACTCTTCGGCAAGTACTCTCATAGCCTTATCAATGGCTTGGGTAAACTTACTCATTTAAGTTGCTCTTCTACTTGATATGGTGGTGCTGTGTATACACTAATTCGTGCAGCCACTTCCATTGCAGCGATGACATCGCTACCCGCGTAAAGTGCTCCAAGAGCGTAAGCTCCACCGCTTCCGATTGCGTAGAATCCTTCTTCACTTTTCATTACCGCCAAGTCTTGGTCAACATCAAATAACTCACCATTTACTGCGATGAGAAATTGAAATCTTAATCCATCTTTATTCTTATCATGAGGTTCATCAAAGTTATAACCATTATCAGTAAGGCACTTACGAAGAGAAGGCATAGCCTTGACTATCATGTAGCGATAGGTATCTTTCTTGTCTTTCGCTGAGAATACTGGTGGAATCCAAATGTTCTGGGCAATGTCGCAGGGTGATACTTCTCCTGCTCCTGCTATTAGTAACGCACCACGTGATGATATCTTACGCATAAACGGATGCGAGTAAGATTTCCCACTATCATCTGTAATGCGGCTGTCAGCAACAATGACAGACTTGTCTTTATATTCAACTCCAATAATCGTTGTCATTGTCCCCTCCTAGATTATCGTCGGCGAATAGTTCTTACACTTGCGTTAGCTTCTCCACCTGATGTTAGGCTTGAAAGAAGACTCATAATGTCTGGCTGTCCTCCACCTTGTGGAAGTTCTACTGGTGCTCCACCTTCTACTGGAGGAAGAGCGCCTCCTACTGGAGCGCCAGCGGGAGCAGGGGACGGTTGCTCAACCATCGGGGCACCAGCAGGAGGAACTTGTTCGACAGGGGCGAAGATTTCTTCAATCGCATCCTCTATCGCTTGTCCTTTTTGGCGAGCTCTAATAACTTGTGCAATCTTAGATACTATCTGACTTGCATCGCCGCCACCTGCGGCAATCTGTGGAATTGCTTGAGTATAGGCTTGCAGTGAACCAAGAAGAGCTGCACGCATATCTTCGATTTCAATCTTCTCAACTTCTTGACTTACGTTAACTGTAAATGGTAGTTCACGCATTGCCATATCCTTGGAGATTAATTTACCACCAAGTGCTTGTAGCATAAATATCAAACCTTGAGCTGGGTTCAAACCAGCAAGCATACCATAACGTACATCTGCTGAGTAGTCACCTTTAATGTCCTTCTTAGGATTATAAGTAATCTCATAAGGAGCACCAGCATCTACACCACGAATTGTCTTCTCTTCTGGGAAGATAGTCTCATCTACCTGGAAGCAGAGCTGAATGACGTCACGGAGGGCGCTGGCGAAGATTGCCTGTGCAGATTTGACCTGGGTATCGAAGGCACCCATGAGAGCCTGTACGCCCTGACCCGTGACAATCGATGCATTAATGTTACCTGTGCGTCCCTCAGGATAACGAGCGCCTACACGCAATTCCTGATTAAGCAGAGTCTGCTCTGTGAATGCACCTTGTGGCAGGGTAAGTTCTACGCGACGTACACCTGCTGGGTTGGATGTGCGGATAACCGCATCGCCACCAAGCTGTAGCTCTTGTACATCTTGTGGAAGCACAATAGGAGCCTGTACGGATTTCTCTGCTGCCTCCATAGCAAGGAGTGCAAAGCGGTTGCGTAGCAACTGAATACCTAATATGTCATCAAACTGTCCACGCATCTCACCATCGATAGATGGTTTGCGGGCTACTACAATCATCATCTTACCAAGAGGATTCTTGGCTTGAGATAATAGAAGATTACTTTTATCTGGTAGATAGATTACCGATTGGTCTTTATCGTAGTAACGAACCATTTCGATAAGAGAGTTTAAGTCTTGTTTATATCCAAGTCCACCAAGAATAGCACGCTCATACTCTGGGAATTGAGCAACTAGCTCGCCAAGGGTTAATGAGTAACGTTTAGCAAATGCTATACATCTTCCGTATCTATCAAATTCTGGATAGGAGCCAATTGGATTTTCTAGACGGATACGGGGAAGCTTAGCTTCTTCATCTAACTCGATAACAAATGGCAGGAAGCCGTAGGTTATGTACCAGTCCGCTCCCGAGTACATCTGTACAGACATGTCCGAATGAGCAAAGTAATTGCTTGCAATGCGAGTACGCTTGTCAGCAAAGCTGCGAGCCCTGTCAGAAGTCTGATTCGCCGCGGAACAGTTGATTGCAGGCAGAGGCGCCATAACTTCAGATAGGTCTCTCGCAACAATATCAATAAAATTTGCAACGACATTTGCGTCTACTCCATTTGGAAAGAAGTCAGGATATACGCTAGCAATCTGACCTTTACGGACAGCAAGGACGTCTTGATTACGAGCATCCCTGTCTGAGTTACGATAGCGTAGCGATTCAACTCGCGCAGCAATCTGTTCAATTGTTAACATAATATCCTTTAATTAAATTTAATTGTTTGGCCGTGGAGAAGGTTTAAACTTTTTTGGAACTTTTCTTGTTGGTGTTTTTGGATAGTTTGGATTATTAAACCCAGGGTCAATAGGGCCATTACCTGAATTTGGTGAGTATATTGGGTTTACCGTTTCGCCATATGGAAACTTTGGATTAGCCGCACCACGGCCAGGTGTTTTACCTGAGAGAATATCTCTTAAAATTTTACCAGTTTTATTATCGGCCATTTTAGTTCCTATCCGTATGTCTGTTGCCATTGCTCTGCAACGGCTTCATCTAGATTAATTGAGAATCTTCTTTCTGTCTGAGCACGAGTGGCCCAACGGTTTTGCATCCATCTTGCTGACTGTGAATGTTGCTGCATCAATTCGCGGACGCGGATGATAGCAAACCAGAGAGCCATAACACAGTCTGTTGGATTTCTAGTCTCAGGTTTCCAAGTAATCAATTGTTGCACAAGAGCCTTAAGCCCTTCGCTACCTTCATTACTTGGTAGTTCTATTGAGTTGTTGTCTTGGAATCTTCCATCTCTAAGGCTACCAAAAAGGCTTGCCATAGAAGCCACACCGAAAGAAGTATCCCACTTATTCTTACCAGTAAAGTGAGAGTTGAGTTGACACCCATACATCGAGAGCCAGTTACGCAGTTCATCATCGAGGGCGTAGGCTTTCTGGTGGGCATTGATTTCGATTCTTAGTTCTTGCGGTTTATATCTTTGCACCCAATCTTCTATAAGGGCACGAATCTTTGCTGGGCTAGGCTCTGTCATGTTGACAGCATCTAAAACATAAATCATACTATCGCTACGATTATAGGTAATAGCTACTGCAGCAGTATTGCCAGTCATAGCTGGGTCTAGCCCTATAATTGTATAGGCAGACTCTAGGCTTTTTGGATGTCCTGGGGCTCCTGGTTTAAGGGGGCCACGCTTTCGCATACCATTAACGCATCCTGCAATTGCTGTGGGGGAGAAGATTGAATCTTCGGTGACATCCTCTTGCTGGTAGACCATCGCCCATATGGAAGGTGCCACTTCACTACGCCTAGTAAAAAGTGAAGGACCGTCCCACTTAGGGTAAAATCCCTCGGGGTTAGCGTCATCTTTATCGCTTTCAGCCTTGTCCGTCCAGGGCCAAAGAGTTTTCCAATTCTTAGGTTTCTCATCAAACTCCAGTACGGCTGGTTGGGCAAAGTAGGTAAATGGAGATTTACCGCCAGTCCATTGTTGACCGTCCCGAATCATTTTATATAAATCTACTGGAGCAACACGGGTCCCTACAATAAGTAGTTTCCCGTGTCGTCCTAAGCGTGTGATGACTTCTTTCTGAAGCCATTCAATTTGCTTCTCCCACTCGTGGGAATTTGAGTTCATCACAACATCGTCAAGGATAATCAAATCGGCTCGTGCACCATAGATTTGACTACCAAAGCCAAGGGCTTGTACTGTAGGGTCTTTTTCGCCAGAGTCTCTACCAGTGCCTAGATAAATCATATCGGCACTCCAGGTTTGGCTATCAGCCTTGTATCCGCCTTGCGGACCGAAGGCTGTCTGAAGCTTTATCCAATTCGGGTGTGAGAGCCTAGTCTTAATCGCCGAGAGGAACTTGCGGGCCATGCCCTGAGTCTTTGAGACTATAATGATACGGACGTTAGGGTCCACGGCTAGTCGGTAGGTGACATAGTTAATCGTCACCACGGTGGACTTAGCATGCTCAGGGGGTACGTTAATCAGGATACGGTTTTCAGCGCCTGGCTCGTAAGTCATGGCGGGGTGTAACCAGCGGGGCTCGCGCCCCTCTATTAAGTCAACCCAATCCTTATGATGCTCAAAGAGCTTGGTATCTAGGAACTGCTCAGAGAAGTCCTCAAAGGATATATCCTTAAGGTTCTTAAAGTCAGCCTTGATACCTTTGCCTTCTAGGCGGGCCTTATCGGCCCTATCTTTGAAGTCAGCATCCTTCATACTCCATTGACGGAAGGTAACCTCATTACGGTTTACGCTACCCATCGCCTGGGATATGGTACTACCTTGGGCTAGCATCAGGAGAACTTTCTCCTTAGCCTCATGCATCGGTATATCTACCTTGCCAGGCTTTCTACCCATCAGTTGCCCCCATAAATCACAGAAATAACGCCCGTCAGAAAACGGGCATAGCATCCCCATATATATTATATTATTATATATTATATAAGAAGTCGCGAAGTCCAAAACGGAGCGACTTCGCTCTATATAATATTTTATATTACATATATAGAAAACCTGTTCAAATCGGGAAACCGAACAGGTTTCCTAGATATATTTTATTTTAGGGGGTATAATGTCCGATATATATATATATTGGGGGGTTTATATAACAGAAATTTATAGGGTGAGACATAATATCTTACTCACCGCACATTTAATCAATGCCCCCTCAAAGATTCCTGAGAGATTCCTGAGAGTTGTCTGAGTGTTGCCTGAGTATGGGGCTATTGCCCCTATACCTATACCCTATACCTATACTAGAGACTTATAGTTTAATTAAATCTGAGAATTGTCTGGGAGTTTCCTGAGTGGGTGACTATCCCCCCTGCCATTATTGATAACGATTCTCAATATCAGATTCCCCCCTATAATTAGAACAAATGTTCTATGACCTACTTCACAATTTTTACGGCGTGTCGGAATTGACAAGCGGTAGGGGGTAGGGTATAATTCTCCCCGTCATCAGATATTCGCAAGATTATCCAAGACACGCCGAAAGACTAGGCTACTTGACAAGTTCAAGTTAGCATGGTATAATTCGGCTCAACAAGTAAATAGGGTAGAGATAGTCGGGCAGGATACGCCCCTAGACAAGACGGGTCGCCCGTCGGGATACCGCTAGACTATCTCCCCCCTACTTGACAAGCATTAACAAGTATGATATACTTAGCACTACCAACTAGAGAGAGGATAGGAAATGCCGAACCCCTACGCGGGGTCGGGTGTAGGTGTTAGACAGTTGCGAACTGTGCGGGCTAGTCGCCCGTGGGGTAAGCGCAACTATAACCTAACGGGAGCAACTTGCTCACCCGTGATGATTACCGATAAGCAGGGCAACACGCGAATTGTCGCACCCCTAGTAATTGGTAAAGTAGTTCGCCTAGCGCGTAAGTCGCACAAGGCTATCATGGCAGGGGAGCGCACAACTACGCCCGACTTGACGGAAGCACAACAAGATGCTATACTAGCGCAACTACACGCTAACGCCCCTAGACGGGAGATGGCGTTCAACATACACGATAAGTAGGAGAGAGCATGGCGAGAAGTATTGAGGAGATACTTGCCCACTATGAGCGACTTAATCGCGCCCTAGATAGGCAAGAGAAGCGAGAGATATTCGGGGAGAAGGTTATCCTAGCCCGTAAAGATTGGATA